GCGGTCATGTCTTCGTACGAGAGCTTGCCTTCACGAATGAGGGCTGCAAGTTTCGGGCCAGCCTTTGCGCCGAACACGTCAAGCGCAATGCCGGATGCAGCCACATCGTTGGGCGCTCCCTTGATTGCATTGAACGTGTCAGTGAAGACGCTCGAGGCGTCTTTGCCTTGCTTGGCTGCAGTGGCCAGGGACTTCGACAGCGCTGGCATCACGTCGCCAGCATCGACGCCAGCCTTGGCGAGTGTGGCGAGGAAGCCTGCGGACTGATCGAAAGAGAGACCAACTTCACGCAGAACAACGCCGGCTCCACTCATGGTGCCGGCAAGTTCCGCTACTGACACGCCTGAGGCTTGTGAGGCACGGAAGAGGAGATCGAGTTTGCCTGACTGGTCAGCAGCGCCCACGCCGAAGTTGTTGAACACGTCGGTGACTGCGGTCAGGTTGCCGCCGAGATCGGTGCCAGTCATGCGTGACAGCTCAAGCACCTGGCTAGAGAGTGTCTGCAGTGGCCCGCCTGTGAGGCCGAGTTTCTGAGAGAACACTGTGATGGCTTTGCCAGCGTCGCCGAACGACGTAGGCACTGCGCCTGCGACTGCTTTGAGATCGTTCTGCAAGCCCTCGAGCACGGGGCCGGTGGTGCCGGTGCCGATGCGAATGTTGTCGAAGGCTTCGTCGAATGACGAGCCGATCTCGAACAGTCCGGCAGCGACTGCGCCAGCGCCGACGAGGATGCCAGCTCCAGCAACCTTCGCTGCGCCTGCCAACTTTGTCGACATGCTCGAGGTGCTCTTTGCGAGCTTGTCGAGTTCGGACTGTGCTCGGTTGAGGCCCTTCGCATCAAACTGAGAGATGACATTCAGATTGACAGCCATAGCGTCCTCAGTCCTGCGTTGCTAGTCGAGCTTGCGTTGCAGCTCGTTTTCGAACTTGTTGATCGTTTCGACGATCGCGCGCGTGATTGATTGCTCGCCGCCTTTGGCATCCCATGCACGCCAGATGAGGCGAGATGGTCGACCGCCACGCAGCGTGATGGCATTGATGAAACTCATGCCAGCGGTGCCGCTGCCCGATGACTTCTTGCCGGCGAGTTCATACACTGCGCCAGCAGGAGACTTGTTTTGGATGCGCCAGGCAGCAGAAGTTGCGGAGCCTTTGCTTCGACTGCCGCCTTGGCGCACGACGATGCCTTTGACAACCTGCGACTGGTCCCAGCCGAGGCGACTACTCCACACGCCTTCGCCGCCGCTCTTCCAGTTGCGCATCGCAACGGAAGGGACGTAGGACTTAGCTAGGGACGAGACCGGAGTGATGAAGCTCTTGATCTCTTTGTCCATTGCTTTGCGTAGATCGGCGTCGGCGAGTTTGAGTTGTTTCTTGAACTCGTTGTAGCCGTTGAGCACGACGGTGGTTTCAAGTCCACCGCTCTCGATTTCGGTGGCCATGCCCTTGACCTTCTTGGCCATGACTACCCCTTTCGCGATTGCTCTTTCAGTACCGCAACGATCGCCCAGAACACGTCCGGTGAAGTGTCGAGCAGATCGTTGGGTGCGATGCTGGTGGCGACAGCAACCTGCGCCACCAGCATCGTCATGCTTTCTCTAAAGGGACGCGCGGCTCGTCGCCGGCTTCGATCGAGTCAATGTCGTCGAGCCATTCGTCGAACGGTTTCACGACAAGACCGGAAACGTGCGAGCCCTTCCATGCTGCCCAGCAGAGCGCTTCATAGGAAGCGTCCTGGCCGAACAGTTGAGTCATCGGCTTAGCGAACTGACGCTCGGCAGCGACGATGACCTTGGGGGTGACAGGGATCTCATACGGCTCGCCCTGTGCAGGGACGACCCGAAGACGCATGAGAGCAGCCATGACTAAGCCGTCGCCTTCGCGATGGTTCCGTCGATCGGCCAGGTGATGCTGGCAGAGGCGAGTTCGCCGACCTGTGCATCGAGTGGCATCCACTCGGTGACAAGCGCCGAGAAGGTGTAGGACGGGTTCGCTGTGCCGGTGGCGGTGCCGTTCGGCTTGACGATCACAGCAGCTGTGCTGCCGATGAGTGGGTAGAGCGTGGCTTCGACAGACGCAGCTGCGAAGTCCTGGTTGAAGTCAATCGCTACTGATGAGTCAGCAAGACCGGCAACGCGACGCACGGCAGTGTTGCCGAAAGTCGTGGTCTCGATCTCTGCGCGAGATGTTGAGAGAGTCACCTTGGTGATGTGGCTTGAGAGGTCCACGCCGCCGATGGAGACGTTGGCATTGGTGATGACGATGGCCATGACGGCTTAGTCCTCCTGGTTGGGTGTTGCGGTTTCGACCTTGGTGGTCTTGGACTTGGTGCTTGCGAGATGACCGGCACCGATTAGGTGCTCGATGTCGCAACCCTCAAGATCGTCATCGCTGACGATCTCGCCGGGTTCGTGGCCCACCACGTTGAGTGGGCCGACGATCTTGTAGGTGTTCACGAGTGACTCCTATGCGTGGACAGTGACGTTGAACTCGCAGGTGAGATAAGACGCATCACCAAGCGAAAGAGGGCGTACGGCGATCATGTCGCCGACCTTAAGAGTCGAGCAGTTACCGGCAAGTGTCTTGTCGGCTTCAATCGCAGCTCGCACAGATTGTGCGCCCGAGTAGCTCATCCAGTCGTCAAGGTAGCGCTGCGCTACTCGATCGCCCATGCGACCAGCGACGAGGCTGATGGTGAACTCCCACTCGGACAGGCCGCCAGCCATTGCTCGGTGATAGGTCACCGACTGCATCTGAATGACAGCCATCGGCGGGTTCACTTGCTCGGGCAGATGGTCTGCAACTCGCAGCCCTGAGATGGTTGCGAGGCGAACGCCGAGTGCAGTTTGAATCGACGATGCAGTGCCGCCCATTAGGCCACGACCGGATTGCGATACGGGCGCAGCATGCGCTCCACATCGGGGTCGATGGCGCGCACGGTGATGGCACCGAGATCGCCGAAGCCGGCAACGCCGAGCAGCGAGTCGCCACGCTTGACGAGTCGACCAGCCAAGAGGATGCACGCCGAGGTAACTGGCGACGGCACTGATGGCCATCCCCACTTTGCGGTGACCTGCAGATAGGCCGGTGCAACAGTGGTCAGGAACGAGATGCCGATCGGGCGAATCATCGTCACGGGCGAGCCCTTGGCAAGAGAGTTGACTGGCTCGAGCTGATACTGCGCAGCGGTCAGGGTCGTGGCGTAGGTGCCGTCTCCTGCGCTGTCGGTCTTGATGACCAAGCCAGTGGTCGTCGAGATGTCGTCGACCATGACGAGATCGGCAACGGGTGCGACATAGAGCCGAGCGGTTGCGTTGTGGTCATGATAGAAGCGACGGTCGCAGTGTTGGTCGATGACTCGTGAGGCTTCGGTGATGCGTGCCTCGAGCATGGTGTCGTCGACGTTGTCGTTGATGCGCATCACGCTCTTGAGCTCAGCGAGGGTGCAGTAGCCGTTGGTGATGGCCATTAGATTCTCCAGACGCGGACATAGCCGCGGACGATTTCGACAGCGCCATGCTCGGCAAGGAACCAAGCAACCTCTGAGCCTTTGCCCTGGTCGTCTCGGTTGTCGTCGACTGCGACGAGCGAGCCGGGGGCCAGCAGGTTGAGAGCTGCCATGAGTTCGCTGAGGTGATGAGCTGCGGCTGGCAGCGGGTTCTCAAAGTCGACATCGAACGAGTCGAGGTAGAGCAGATCTGCGTGGCCGGTCAGTGTCGGCATGACATTGAGCGAGTCGCCGACGATCGCAGTCGTTGCTTGCAGTTCAAGTTCGGCGACCAGTTCGGCACCGATTGGATTGATGTCGATCGTGGTGACGGTGCCGCCGAGGTTGGTGGCCAGTGTGTCCCAGACGATCGTTGACTGGCCGTCGCCTTCCCAGTTGTCGATCTGTCTGACGGTGCCGGTCTCAATGATGCGGCAGCCCTCAGGCAGCAGTTCGGCAATGGTGGCGAATGCTTCGTGCCGTTTGCCGAGTCGGTCCCAGGCGATCATTGCGCCATTAGTTCGTCGATCTCGGCGAGCAATGGCAGCCAGTAGTTCTTGAAGACAAGCTCGTTGTCGTAGGTCTCGGCGTGCGCTCGAGCGGTTGCTTTGCGCAAAGGTTCTTTGGCGGTGTTGTAGGCGTGCTCAAGTTCCTCGAGCACCGAGTGCACCAGCGGTGTGGCGAACCAGGACGACTGCAACGCATCCCAGTAGGGCTGCACTGCAGAGATGTAGCCGAAGCCTTCGACAAGCTCAGGCTGTGCGGTGAAGTTGGACACGATCGAGGGCACGCCACATGCGGCGGCTTCGATGACTGGAACGCCGAACCCTTCGCCACGAGAGGCGGCAAGGTTGACATCCATCGCACCCATGAGAGCTGCAAGAACGAACGGCGGCAGACCTGCGTAGTAGGCCCACTGGTCAGTCCAGACGATGCGGTTCTCAGGGATACCGCAAGCGCCTGCGAGTTGCACGAGATCCACGCCGCCTTGTGCGCCACGTTTCTCGGTGTGCATGTAGACGTAGACGTCGTCATGCTTGGTCATGAGTTGACCGAGCGCCAGCAGGTTCTCGCCCCACGCTTTGCGCATTGGTGCGATGCCCTTATTGGCAGCGACGATTCCGACCACGAATGCGTCGTCGGGAATGTTGAGAAGTTGGCGACCTGTCGCACCGTCGACCGTGGCACCTGGTCTGAAGACCTTGGTGTCGACGCCGTGTGGAATGTAGCGATGGTCAATGCCTGCATTGGAGAGCATGCGTGCGCCGTAGTTCGCCATCGCGATCGGCAGCACATTGTCTCGCTCACACCACTCAAGAACGTCAGGCGGTGCGGGCATGTGGTCAATCGGCACCCATGATGCGATGACTTTGATGTCGTCGAGCTTTGCGCCTTTGAAGACCCAAGTGTCAAACAGTGTGACTAGAGCTGTGGGTCGGCTGGTTTGGTCTTGCGCGTACTTGAGGTGCGCGTCGAGGACGTCTGCCGAGTAGGGGTGGAAGCCGGTCGGGAGGACTTCGATGCCTTCCCATTCGGTGATAAAGCCTTGGGTGCCGTAGTTGTTGGAGAGGGTGATTGGTCTGCCGGTGGCTTTGATTTGGCGCGCGACTTGCGCGGTCTGGACGCCGTAGCCGGTGCCCGCTCCTGCGAAGTTTGAGTGCCAGCAGATTCCTGCACGGGTGTTGCCACGCTCGCTTCGATCAGCCACTGCGCCAGGTATGGCGGCAACTCGACCTCGCTGTTGCGTATGACGACCCACATGGCCGGTGCTCCGTTTCTTGCCCATGATTCTCCTAGCCCGTTTTCCCGTTGTTGTCTGGTTGGCCGGTGGTGGCTCGCACGGGCAACGAGCCACCACCAACCAGACAAAGCCCGCAAAGGGTTCAGCGTCCGATCAGGACGCGCCGCCCTTGAAGTACTTCACTGCGTTCGCATCGACGACCGCACCGTCTCCACGCCAGGTGACGCGGAAGGTGATGAGGTCGTTCACGAAGCCGACGCTGTCGTCGCGTGCAAAGTCGATGCCACGAACCTGACGGACGTAGTACGCCGATGCCATGTCACCGAAGATGACCGACTTTGCGCCAGTGCCGGTTGCGACGACGTCTGGGTTTTCTAGAACGGCGTAGCCGAGCAGCTGATCAGGGGCATTGTCTTGGAACGACGGTTGCCAGATGTAGCTTCCGTTGCCGTCCTTGATCTTGCGAACTGCAGCGACGGTGCTTGCGTTCATTTGGAACGAAGCGCCACGACGACGATAAGGAGATCCAACCGAATAGACCAGATCCACCAAATTCTCGTAAGTCGGAACGCCAGCGACGCCAGTGCCACCGGTGACGGCTGAGCCGGCTCCGTTGACGATGCCGTTCGGCTGAACGGTTCCGGTGCCGACAGTGAGACCAGCGTTGACCGCTGTGCCCATGCCGACTGCAGCCTGGCGGGCGACGAAGTCAAGCAGGTTGATGCCTGAGTCTTCGACAACCTCACGGCTGAGCTGGAACGTGGCGGCGTACTTGAACGCACCGAGGGTGACGAACGCTGCGAACGTCGGGTCAGATTCCGTGATCGCTGTGCCTTCACCAATGATTGCTGGGCTGGTGTAGGTGGCGGTGCGTGGGATCTGAAGCGACTCGCCACTGTTCGTGGTGAGCATCGTGATGACGTTGCCGTCAAGCATCGGGCCCTGGATGACCAGGTGTTCAACGAGCTGGTCGTAGAACGAGGTCGGCACGGGTGCGCCGGTGCTGGACTTGGTCACGTCACGCTTGTCGAACGAGAACGAGCGACGCTCGCCAAGTGCGATTTCACGAATGATGTCGCTGTCTGACTTCTCGGCAGGAGCAACGGCACGGGTGCCGAAGTCAGCCGGGACGCCGAGAGCGGCGCGTGACTCGTCGATTGCACGCTCGCGTGCTTCGATGTCGAGGATGTTCTTGCGACGTGCATCGAGTGCGTCGATGTCGTCGTTCATGCGGGTGAACTGCTCGGCCTCTTCGCCGGACAGGTCACGGTTCTCGGACGCTGCGTGATCGAGAAGAGCCTTTGCTTCTTCCCAGGTACGCGCGCGCTGTTCCGAGAGGCGAGTGACGAGTTCGTCAGTCATGGTTGCCTCCGTGGGCGGTTGGTTTTGGTTAGGGGTTGCAGGTGGTGGTCGATCGGTGGTTGCGCATGGGGGGCGCTCCGGGCGATAACTCCGAGCTGCAGATTCGATGCTCAGCGCTTGGCGTTGAGCTCGAGCATGCGACGAGCGAGATCTACTGGCAGGCCGTCTTCGGCTTCAGTGATCGGCTCGGCGATTTCTTCGGTGCTGCGAACTTGAGCACCTTCTGTGGCGGGGTAGGCAGGGAAGCCAGTCACCACTGAGACTTCGTGCAGGATGACTTCGCGCAGCTCGCGTGAGGTGCCATCTTCTGACCATGAGTCGCCGCCACGAGGCACCGAGAAGCCGAAGCTCATCGAGTGCACATCGCCGCGCTGCATGAGAATTGAGAGGTCGCGACCGTAGGTCGTGTCGGGCAGTTCGGCCTCGACGTACAGACCACGATCATCTTCGCTGAGTGACAGCGTCGCCGAGCGTGTGCTTGCAAGCACCTGGTCGGTGTTGTGATTGAGGAACATGCGCTTCTCGCTGTCAGATTTCAGCGACCGACGAAACGCACCAGGGGCGATGGTCTCGATGAATGGCAGCGGCTCTGACGGTGAATTGAATACGGCGGCGTAACCAGCGAAGCGCATCGGCATCTCGGTGTCGGCTTCCACAGCTCGCAGCTGCAGGCCGTCGACCTCGACGGTGCGGAACTCAACGTCACGTCCACCGATGCGGCGGTTCTCGATCTCGATGGCCGAGTAGCGAATCGCAGCTGCAGGTTCAGCCTGCACCTCGATCTCGTCGATGTTGTCTTGCATGATTGACCTCTCGTCGTCGTCTGTGACGTCTTCGATGATTGATGTGGCGCGACGCCAGCCGGCATCGCCTCCCCAGAGCGCCCATGCGATGCGACCGTTTGAGGGGTAGCCGTCCTCGCCTGGTGCCCAGCCTTTGCCCTGCTTGTCGATTTCGTGTCGATCGAAGTACGCCTTGATGCGTCGCCATGTGTCGATCGGTAGATCTTTTCGATTGACGATGTCACGAGCCCTAGCGATGCCAACCTCTGTGCCACCTCGCCCGAACTCTCGACGCCAGTCAAGACCTCGCTGCGCCTCGTCAACCATTTCGTCGGTCGGCGGGTACGAGTCCTCAGCCATCAGAGCGGTGGAACTGCGTCGATGCCGACAGGCGGCGGCTCTTCGCCTGTGCCTGCGACGATTGCGCCGGGCAGCACCATGACGAACTCGTCGCCGCCCTCATAAGGCTCTTGGCCTTCACGAGCGCGTGCTTCGTTCGGCGTCAAGATGCCCGACATGATTGCGGTCTGATACGAGCGCACACGCTCGGTGGTGTTGGCACGCAAGAACGCTGAGGTGTCGAACTTCAGTTCGCGTGGCGCAACCATCATGCCGCTCAGCGCACGCTCGATGCGCACAAGCCACGGCAGCAGCGTGTAGGTGACAAAGTGCATGCCAGCCGATTCGTTGTTCTGGTAGGTCTGCGAGTCACCGCGCGCGCCGATCATGTAGTTCGGCACACGGAAGATGCGCGCGATGTCATTGATCGTCTGCTCACGACTTTCGGCAAGTTCCATGTCCTGAGCAGAAGCCGTGATCGGCTTCCACTTCATGCCGTTGGTAAGCACGGCTGGGCGACGCTTGCGACGGTGTGAGGTTTCCCACGTTGCCTGCAGAACCTTCGCCTGGTCTGTGGTCATGTCGCCGTCGACCTCGAGCACCGACGAAGGCGTTGCGCCTTCGGAGTACCACTGATTGACGAAGCGTGCCTGAGCAAGTGCGAGGCCGATCGTGTTGCGCTGCATCTCGATCGGTGACAAACCGACTGCAGATTGCGGCGGTGTCCACCAGCGCAAGTGCAGCATGTTGTTCGGATCGATGACGATGCCGTTGGTGGTGTAGTACCGCTGGCGATTGACGATCGTGACCTGCACGTTCGTCGGGTGCAGAGGCGTCAGCGAGATCGGTGCGTTGGTGTTGATGTTGCGATCGACGAAGATGTACGCGTTGCCGTGCAAAGCGAGCGAGGTCACGATCATGTGAATTAGTTCGTACTGCGTGTGCTCGTCGCTATTGTCCATCCACTTCGGAACGGGCGTAGGTTCTGTGCGTTCGCCGACGTGGCGAATGCCACGCAGCGGCAGCGATGCGACCGAGTCGGCGATCAGCGACACACACGCCATGAGGGCAGTGACCTCGAGCGCTGTGGATTCGGTGATTGATTCGCCCGACCAGTTGGTTGTCGGCATCCACACTGAGGTGCGCACGGGGTCAGGGTTGAGCGCGCGTTTTGCGAAGAGACTCATCGGTTAGCCACCAAGAATGAAGCGCAGATCGCCAGCACGCCGGCGGCGATCAATGCGGCAGGGATTGAAAGCACCGCGACACCAGCCACGATGAGTGCAGCGCCGATGAGCTCGACGATGGTGGTGAGTAGGTCACGCATCAGTCATGCTCCACGGGTCGACGATCTGCGGCGTCCCCTGCGGACGCAGCTCGGGCGCAATGTGCGCTTGCAGGGCGAGGGTTGCGGCGACGAGTGGTGACACGTCGACGCTGTTGTCTCGTCGATGCCATGCCCACGCATCGCCGAGATTGCGTTTTTTTGAACCAGCGACCGAAGCGTTCAGCGGCACCTGGTCAATGTGTCGCAGGCGACCTTGCGTTGCGAGGTCGTAGAACTTGCCACAGCCGGCAACCATCTGGCGGGTGCCGACCTCGACGATCTGCAGACCAAGGTTGCGAAGATCTGAGACCAGCGAGTTAGCGCCAGAGACGGGGTCGATGACGATGCTGCGGTATTTGCGCACACGATCTTCAGCGGCGAACCAGTCCAGCACCCATGAGGTGCCCGGTCGGTTGCCGATCACTTCGATGTGTGCGACACCATCGTCACGCACACCAGCTGCACACAGCGACGCCATCGAACGTGATGGCGTGACATCGAGAGCGATGGTCGGCGTGTCAGCGATTGCGCTGTTCTTGTCGGCGCATGCAGACCAGTCAGCCTCGCTGATGATCTGCCACGGTGCCGACGCTGCTCGATCTTGGCGCTGGTTGAGATACGCGCGCCGGAACTCTGGTTCACGCATTGACTCAAAGTCAGAGCGGATCGCTTCGATCGGCACAGTGAGGCCGAGCGCCGGCATGCAAGCACGCCAGG